GAAACTCCGGCTATCAAAGCAAGGTTTGCTGATGCTATCAGAAAGGCGGCAAAAATATGATCTATATTACAGCTGACGATATTACCGATGACATTCTTGTTGTCGATCAAAGTGATATTGACGCGGCAAATGCTTATATAGCATCACTGCAAAATAAATTTGGACTGACCGATAAAGAAATCGCCGTCCCGCTGCCTTATAATATCAAACGCCTGGCCGTAGTCTACGCCTGTTATACTGCCGCACTTGACGCGGTTGGCACTGACGCCACCGAAACGATCGGTGAAAACAGGCAGCGCATCGACATTTACGAGCAAAAACGCAAAGCCTATTATACAGAGCTGACCTCGTTACCGCCTCTGATTTCACCGGCGCGGTTACAGGCGGGACAGTAAGCGTAAAACTCGGGAGGTCTTAAGATGAGCCGGCGACAAGAAGTAACAGACGCTATTGAGCGCATCTTAAAAGATGAACTGCCGGAAGTACCCTGGACAGTGCTTGTTAAAGGCATAAAGCGTTCCAAGCAAACCGAGGGCACCATCAGCTGCGACGAAGTAAATTTCAGCTTTGACGCTAAAGGCAGCAGAAATGCCCGGGCCCTCTACTCTATCAGTGCTATCGCCTCTGGGGACAGCGTCGATATAGATGCCCTGGCAGATAATCTGGACAAAGTGATACTAAATAACCCGACCCTTGATAATTGGGCAACAACAGCCCGGATCACGCAAATATTTTTTGGTGTTGCGCAAGGACGCGAAGAAGCGGGAGCTTTTATTGCCTACCTTGATGTAACCTATGACAGTAAT